TCATACTTAAAAGTAATGATCTATTTTTACTTATAATTTCATCTCGAACGCTACTACTATTTACATAAAATAAGCCAGTCTTGCCTATTCCTGGTGCTTTAACGTACAGTACAAGCCCGTCTGCTGGTGCAACAGGATCTACAGTAGCATCGTCTACGCCTGGTGTACTTAAAATCTTTAATTGATCATCAACTACGACTGATCCAGTTCCTGGTGCTGAAAGAATTAAATCAGCGGAACTAATTGTTGTTTCTATTTTGTTTCCTGATAATCTTATATCTTGTATTTCTGCTCTATTATCATAAAATGTAGTATTAGTACTTCCGTCAACTCTTACTGTTACAGTACTTGGATTTGCTTGATCATCATCAAATGTAACAACATCAGTAAAGGACGAAGCAGATCCTGCTCTAATTTTATCAATGGCATAATTAGCAAGTTCATATGAAATTCTGTCATTAACTTTTTTCAAGTTAGGAATATCATCATCATCAGTAACTGAGTTTTCATAATTGTTAGTACCACTAACACTAATTACACCTGTACCACTATTAATTAAAAATAAATCGCCGCCACCTGTACTAATGCTTCTTACTTCTAATCCAATGTTACCACCAGACTCGTCTTTAAGTACAAATGCTCCTGTCTTAGTTGTATTAGTTACAGGATCGTTCCAAACAATAGATTCATTAAAAAGAAATTGTACATCAGCTAAACTACCACGTTCAATTCTAATTCCTGCTTCACCTAAAGTAATACCTGTTCCAGATTCATTTGCATTAATAACAATAATATTATCAGCTACATTTAAATTAGTTGAGTTTACTGTAGTTTGTTGCCCAGATATAACAAGGTCGCCTGTAACTCTAACCTGCCCTATATTAAGGCCTGTGTCAAGAGTTATAACGCCGTCGTCGGCTGTTTTAATTGTATAATTACCAGATGTTTGTAGTGTCTTTGCCATTTAATTATTGCCCATCAACTGTTACTGTATTTGTTACAGCGTCATCTTCACCACCGGCATCACTTCCGCCGATAACCATTTTTCCTCTTGTAGTACCTTCGTACTGACAATTATTATTCCAAATCTTTGTAATCTGTACGACTGTAGAATCATCTAATACGCCGTCAATTACCATATCGCCTGCTACTAATGTGCTAGATGCTTTATTAACTAAAGTTAATATTTCAGTAGTTGTACCATCTGTTACTCTAAATTTGTTTGTAGACCGTTGTGACAGAATCCATGCTTTAGTAGTTGCTTCTGATGCACCAGTGAAGAAATATCGGGTAACTTGGATTTTTCCATTGCCTTCCCCGAAATATCTTTTATTTACTGGCCTGCCCATAATATTCTCCGCTTTCAAGTATTTATCATCAAAATAAGAAGCCCGAAATTACCCGGGCTCCTTATAATTTTGATTATGCGTCTTCTGTGTAATCGTCGTCGTCAGTACCGACTAATGTGTTATCATCGCCAGCTTCTTCCATTCTAACAATACCAGATGCCGCTGAACCTGTAAGTTTCCATTGTACAGCTTCGCCGTCCAATGCGTTAGATCCTGTTGCACTTGGTTGAGCAAGTGTTATCTTTCTACCGGTAATCTTTGCTACGCCATAAGTTTCTGAATCAGCACCTAAGACTGTAATTGACATTTCAGTTGCTGATAAAGCCGCAGGTAAAATACCTGTTTTTAATGTACAGTCAAAAAGTCCTGCCGTGCCAATTTCTTCAACACGAAACTTTTTACTGCCAAGTTGTTTTACGATATAGCCTTCTTTAACAGCCGTGCCGTTATGAAAGTTTACTTTGATTTCAGTGCTACCTGCAGTTGGTCCTACGCCAGCGGCTCCGAAAAGTCTTGGATTAATTGGTCTTCCCATTTTTTTTCTCCTTTAAAACGTTCTAAGTCTACGGGGTTGGTTCCCCATAAAACGCAAGATTGCGTCCTTATACTCTTATATTTATCAATATGAGTCGATAGTCAAAAAGAAAGGGCGACATAAAGCCGCCCTTCCAAATTGTAATAATCTCTTAACTTAAGAGAATGTTACGTTCGCGATAGATACTCTACCTAAGTAGTCAGCCGCATTACCAAGAGATGATGCTGTGTTGTTTAACTCAACATAACCATATCTTGACATGAAACTTACAACTGGCTCAAAGCTAGATGGATCCAACACAACACCGCTTGACATTAAAGGAATGTATGGGCAGTAGAACGCTGGTGCGTCTGCTTCTGAAGTACCTTTGTAACCAACAAGTACGTCCGTACTATCAGCCGCATATGAATCAACATATACTTTCATTGCACCGTTTAGTGTTCCTACAAATTTAGTATTTGTTGGAGCTTCAAATGTGCCTTCAGTTGTTCTTGCGAACGCTGAAGTTGTAGCTGATTGTAGTACAGTAAGAGCGTGTGGGGAAACCACAGCCCAGTTACCAGCACCACGACGTGTACGCTGAGCAATAGTATTTGCAACGCGGTTGACCATAACAGCTAAAGCCGCATGTTCGTCACCTACGAAAGTTGCAGTACCACTAACAGCATTTTGGTCGTATGCTTGTTGTGCCGTACCTGCTAAAGCACGTAGTGATGCAAGAACTTCTTGATCAATTTCAGCAGTAATTTCTTGGGCTAATGCCGCCATAATTTCTGCTTCAATATCAATGCCTTGCTGTGCTTGAGCATCTTGAGCCGCTTCAAAAGTCCAGCGAGCTGATAGCTTTCTGGTTTTTGCTTCGACTGTTTGCTTTAAGATCTGGATTGACAATCTCTTGCCAGCCGCACCTTCAAGAGCCGCTGTTGCAGATCCTTTTGGTGTTGCATCTGTAGCATTACCGGAGTAAGCTGATGCGATCTTAAATGGTGAAAGTGCTTCTTCACCTACTTCGTTACCATCAGATGAATCTGAGTAACGTACTCTTAATGTGTGGATTTGACCCACGGGACCTGTCATAGGCTGTACACCGACTAATTCGTTGGCGATAACAGTTGGCATGACACGTCTGATTACTGGTAGGATAACTCTATTTAGAGTTGCAACATTACCTGCGGAAGTTCCGCCGGCTGTAGCAGTCTCATTCAACCACTTGCGTGTGTTTTCAAGAGTGCTTGCCATTGTTGCTTTCTTATTGCCTTGAAGGCCTTCTAAAAGTGCAACTTTGGTATCCTGCCAGCGACTTTCTAGTAGTTCTGACATTATTTTCTCCTTATTTCAATCCTGCAAGTCGTCTAATGTCAACAATATTATTTGCTGATTCGACGCTTACACTACTAACGTTAGTTTTTCTATTGCCTGTAATCTCTTTTGCCTCTGACTCTGTTAATCTCGCCTTCTTCTTCTCCGGAGTCTTCCCGTCAATAACGGCAGTAATATACTTATCAAACGAATTTTTCAATTTGTCTGTTTGTACACTTTCCAGTAAGTCATTCATAATCTCACGTTGGTCCTTACTTAAAGGCCCAGTTAATTCGGACATTACGTCTTTTCTCTTAGTCGCTTCTACAAGTTTTGCAATCTCTGCATTCTTTGTAGCGATAATTTTCTTAGCTTGTTCAGCTACAGCTTTTGCTTCTCCAACTGTTTTGTCTTTCAACGCAACAACCTTCATTAGCTTAGATGTTTCTGATTTTTCATTTAAGTATGAATTAGTATACTCATTTGCAAACGTTTCGAAAATCTTGCGACCAAAATCGTTTTTACGTGCTGAATCAATATCATCTTTCAGTGCAGTAATTTCCTTTTTAAGGCCCTTACTTACTGTTTCAGTTACTAGTTCTGCACTTCTCTTAACAAAGGTAGTTTTAACTTTTGTTAAGTGATCTTTAGCTTCACGTACAAGGCGTACCTTGGTTTCGGCTAAGTCTTTCTTGTCTTGATGGAACTCTGCAATTTCTTTTGACAAAGCTTCTACTACAAACTCTTCAAGTGCACCAAATTTCTCTGATACAACTTTTTGATCCTCATGTAGTTCTCCAACTTCCTTCGTTAACTGATTTAGTACAAAGCCCTTTAACAAATCTGCGTTTTCACGCATTGCAACAGCGTATTTTGCTCTTGCCTCTGCTAGTGCTTTTCTATCTTCAGTAAATTCGGAAATTTCTTCGCTTAGTTTATCGTTGACTAAACTGTCAACAGCTTCTACCATATGAGCTTTATCTATCTCATACTTTGAAGCAAACTCTTCGCGAAGCTCGGCAGTGACAGTAAGTTTATTTTCATTAACTTGCTTGTCCCATGCTTCTTGGATGTCAGCTTTAATCTCTTCGGAAAGAACATTGTTCTCAAAAAGTGATTTTAGTGCTTCCAACATTATGGTCTCCTATTACCTTAGACCCTTGATGATATTCACCAAAGATTCTTTTAAATATTTTTGTGCCTTCGCATCGCCTGATACTTCACGTGCTATTTCAAGTGCCTTATACCCCCCACGGGAATTTAGTAAATGCTCGTATATGGGAGTTGGGTATGCACCCGGAGCACTTGGTTGTGCTACGCAATCAACTGTAATGATCTCGTAATCACTTACTTCGCCGTCACCGTTTTCTGAAACGTTACCGGAACCACGCGATGAAACACCTAGTTTTACGCCTGCTTCAAGCATCGTTTGTACTAGTTGTCCCATTGGCGTAGGTAATACTTTTAACTTTCCGTAACCGTTTGGTCCATCCATCCACATCTCTGTGATCATATGGCTTACGCGGTCTAAGTTAATGTTAAGTCCTTCTGGGTGATCAACTTCTCCAAGAACACTATATCCTCCAGTAATTTGATCGTTGAGAGTTTTGACAGCTCTACCTATCTCAGTAACAGGGTAAACTCGCTGGTTAGCATTCTTTACACCGCCTTGGATGCAAATACCTTTTAAATAAAGATCTTTGCCGCCTTTCTGGTTCTCAGTAGTCTCGACGACCATATTTGCTTGGTCGAATGTCAATGTCTCAGTTAGATTGAACACTTATAAGTTCCTTAACAATTATTTACCAACAACACTTTTGCTGTCAGTACCTGATTCGCCTGCGCCTTTTTTCTCTGCGCCATGGCCTTTTGAGTTAGCACTCATTGACTTTGAAGCTTTTCCGCCTGGTACGTTAACGTTCCCTGCATTATCTTCTTTAGGTCCAGAAGCTTTTCCGCCCTTTTCCTCAGATGAACCTTTAGCAATATTTGCTGTTGTTCCACCCATGTCATTTTTGCCAGCTACTGGAGATTTGGTGTTATCACCATTGTCGCCCATATTAGCTGTCACTTTTTCAACATATTCACGCATTTGTGAATTTGCATCTTTTGCGCCTTCATAACGCACTGGTGCTACTTCAAGATCGGCTTGTGGAGCAAATGCTTCCTCAGCCTCTTCCTCATCACCTTCGTCTCCAGCATCCATTGGCATTTCCATGTCATCTTCGCCTTCGTCGTCACCTTCTTTGTCGTCACTCATCATGGCGTCAAATTCAGCTTTTAGGTCATCGAAAGTATCTTCTAAATCAGTAACGCGGTCTTCAATGTCCTCGTCATCTGACTCTTCACCTTCTTCGCCGTCTGTATCAGCGGCAATGTCAGCCATCATATCATCAGCGGCATCGCCACCCATGTCATCATCAGCTTCTGGTGTAATTTGATCTACAAAGTTTTCTTCAACTTCTTCGTCTGTAGCTTCGTCAACTTCTTCATCAGTAGTTTCGTCAACTTCTTCATCTGTTGATTCATCTAAGTCTTCGTCTGACTCATCTACTTCTTCATCGTTTGCTTCATCTACTTCTTCATCAGTTGTTTCATCAACTTCTTCGTCTGTTGCTTCGTCTACTTCAACTTCTTCAACATCGTCTTTTAGTAAATTTTCGTATATATCGCGTGATTTTTCAACCACAATCTCGTGAAACAGGTCTTCTGCACCTGCTCTGTCTTCGGCAATTAGCTTTTCAAGCATTGCTTCAAATTTATTCGTATTAGCCATTTTATTATCTCCTCCTGTTGTTTAGATATGATAAGCTGTCAATTGTATTTATGGTTTTTGATTAAAAGGGGGGTTAAACCGGACAAAACGAGCCGGTTTTACATTAAGATTATAAATCCATGAACTTTTCCATGAATTCCTTGGTTGTCATATGCGACAAGTTACCTAATGGGCGTAAGTTGTCTGGACAGTAGTCATCTTTGTTCTCAACTACTCTTATATATCTCTTTTGCACGTTTTTTTGAATTATGATACCTGTTTGTCTAGACCAATTCCCATGGTATGTAGCAACTTCTGTACTTCTTTTATAATTTTCAGTGTCTGCGTACAAGTTATTAATCTTTCCTTCTGTACCTTCA